GATGAAACCGCATTCGCCCCCGCCCCCGGAAAGCTGCTCAATGACGCGCGTGACATGTTTGCCGTGTTCGACGCCGGAGGCGAAGACCAGGCACGCGCGACGTCCACCAGTGCGAACGGCGTCGACGATCTCGCGGCAGGCCGACTGGACCAGCATGTCCTGGTCCATCAGCGTCTCGACCTCATCGGCCACGAACTCGCCGGCCCGCACGTGCAGCGACTGGAAGTCGGGCTTGTACCGGCCTGCCTTGGACTTGAGCGGCGAGAGATAGCCGCCCGCGATCAGCTCACGCACGCCGATCTCATAGCAGATGCTGTTGAGAATCCCATCCGGCGGCGGAACGCAGATCGGTCCCGATGACATACGGAACGGCGTGGCCGTTAGGCCGATCACCCGCAGGTGCGGGTTGAGCCGGTGCATGTCCGCCAGCAGGCGGCGGTACATGCCGTCGCCGCCGCCGGAATCGCCAGGTGGAATCATGTGGGCCTCGTCCACGATCACCAGGTCGAAGTGGCCGAGTTGCTCGGCCTTCTGGTAGACCGACTGGATGCCCGCGATGATCACCGGGTGCGTCGTGTCGCGGCGCTTGAGGCCAGCGGAATAGACGCCGACGTGGATGTCGGGGCAGACCTGGTCGAGCTTGTCGGCGGCCTGTTCGAGCAGTTCCTTGACGTGGGCCAGGATCAGCACTCGGCCGTTCCAACGGCCCACGGCGTCGGAGCAGATCGTGGCGATCACCGGTGTCTTGCCGCCGCCGGTGGGAATGACCACGCACGGGTTGTCATCCCGCTCGCGCAGGTGTCGATACACCGCATCAACCGCCTCCATCTGGTACGGCCGCAGCGTCATCGGCTTGTGTGCGGGGCTTCCGGGGGTGAACAGGTTCACCGCGCCTCCTCGTCAATGCCCACGGCCTGCAGCACCAGGTCGCGGTGCCCGCCGCGCCGCATGGCCCTGGCACCCACGGAGCGGAGTTCGGCCTCGACGCGGTTGAACACGTCCATCGCCTCCGACAGCGACATGTGCCGATGCCAGGTGCATGGATGGCCCTCGAACCAGTCGGCCACGGCGCAGTAGCGCAGCGCCGCACCGAGCAGATCCGCCTGCGAGACGGCCGGATTGTCGTTGAGCGTTTGGGGCATCTCAGTTCTCGTTGGACAAAACAGCGCCGCAGACCGGGCATCGCAGCAGCGGCATCACCATGACCCGCACGTCGATGTGGGCTTGATCGCACTGCTCTCGACGGCGGGTGATGAGCAGATCAATCTGGCTGTCGTCTTCGTAGACCCCGGCGTGCTGCATGGCGTCGAGCGCGGGCTTCTGGAGGTTGTCCAGGTCGCGCCGACGCCGATCCGGCGGAAACGCATCCATGCATAGCGCGATGCGACCGCACGTCGGAGGTTTGCGGTTGCCACCGGCCAGTTGCAGACACACGGTCGCCCGGTACGCACGACCCTCACGGCTGATCAGCGTGCGGCCGCGCAGGTTGCGGTAGTAACGGTTGGTCGACGGCGGATACGGCAGTTCCAAATTCAGCATGCGTACCTCGTATGAATGCTGCCCGAAGCAGGCCTCCCGGCGACGAGAACCGCCGCCGGAAGGCCCGTGGGAAGGAAGGGATCGTTCGTGAGCTTCAGCGCCGCCACGGAGGTGTGGGGTTGTTGGCTTGCGGGGGCGCGACGCTGGTCGCGGCCGCTTCGCGCTTGGCGTAGCCGCGCACCTCGTTGGTCATGTCGCCGGTGTCGTCGCGCTTCTTCAACTTGACCGTGATGACCAGCGGGATGTTGTGCAGCTCGACGCTGTCGGCGGGCTGCATTACGCCCACGGCGCGGCAGATGGCCGACAGTTCCTGGCGGGCGATCTGCACGGTGGTCGGGTTGGGGTTGTGCAGGTTCAGCCGCGCCCACACGTAGCGGCCCTTGTACGGGCCATCGAGAATCTGCAGCGACAGCTGCAGATACTGGCCGGTGCCGTTCTTGGTCGGTTTCATCTCCGACTCGGTGATCACCGCCAGGTACTTGCCCGCCGGGATCGGCTCGAAGTCCTGGGACGGTTCGACGGTCGCTGCGTTGAATCCATTGAGGTTGGCCATGTGCGAATCTCCTTGTGTTCAAAGAGTAAGTGTCAGTTCGAGGGCTGGGTGTCGGGTTCGGGCGACGACGGCGCGGTTTCGGCAGGCGTGCCGGTGTTGCCCGAGTGGGCCATGTGGGCGAAGTAGTCGTAAGCCGCCCACTCCAGCGGCAGTTCGTAGGGCATGCCCAGGCGGTTCTTGGCCACGTGCGTCGGGCCTTCGCAGGTGCGCATCACCCGCTCGGGCGCGGTGATGTTCTTGACCTTCTTGGGGTCGGTGGTCGTCGAGTACGTGGCGAAGAAGACCTCGTCGCACCACTCCATCACCACCGATGCCGCCAGCTTGTGCAGGCGCGGGGTGAAGCGGTCGAAGGCCGAATCCTCTGGCGTCTGGAACTTCTCGATCTTGGTGTGGGCGATCAGGATGACCGCCATGCCGCCCCCGGAAGTTCGACCCCACCGCAACGCATCGAGGGCGTCGAGGAACTTGCGCCAGTAGTTCAGCGCGAAGGTGTAGCCCTTCTGGAACCCGATCTTCTCGATGTTGCTGACGTTCTCGGCGGTGCAGACCTCCTGCCAGATCAGCCGCTCGAGCCAGTCCAGCGAATCGACGACCACCGTCTCGAAGTCGTGGTCCTGCGAGGCCAGTTCCGTCAGCGCCGCCATGACCTCGGCAAACGAGTGCGACAGCGGGAACTTGACGCAGTCGATCTCGCCCAGGCCGTCCTCGGTCTGGATGAACACCGGCTTGCGGGCGCTGGACCCGAAGGTGCTCTTGCCCACGCCTTGGACGCCGTGGACCATGCAGCGCCGCGGGGCGGGACGCTTGCCGACTTGTAGTTGCGATAACAGGCTCATGTTCGTGTGCTCCTTTCGGGAGGTTGGGGATTGCGATTTCCGGGGGCCGGGGGTTACATCCAGTCGAAGGTGCGGAGTTCTTCGTAGCCGGTCGGCCACACGTCGCGCTGGCGGCAGTCGCGCAGGCGCTTGACCGCTTCCTCGTTCTCCTTCTGCGCGATGGCGAGGACGTCCTCGCCCATGCGCCACACGCCGCAGCGGAACGGGGGCTGTTTCTCGACGGCAATCAGGTGGACCGGCATCTCGCGTGGGTCGATGCCCGCCGCCGCCGCGCTGATCGAGCGGTAGAAGGCCAGTTGGTGGGCGTAGCGGTACTTGCGGGCGTCGACCTCGAAGTAGTCCAAGTGATCGCAGGTCTTGAGGTCGACGATGGCCCCGCCCGCCATGTGCGTGAACCAGTCCATGCGAACCTGGCAGTCCACCTCGTGCCAGCGCGTCCGCAGCACCGCCTCGGCCACGCCCAGAACCAGCAGTTCCCGCGCGAGCGCCTGGGCCATCACGCCCCCCGCGAGCTGCTCGATCTCCTTGGCCTGGTCCTCGGTGAGGACCGGTTTGCCCTGGGTTTCGGCCCACTTCTGGTAGGCCTGCGAGTCGCTCTTGAAGGGCTTGCCGGTGGTCTTGTTGATCGGCCCGTCGCCGACGGCGTACTCGGCCAGGAACTTCTCACGGCCTTCGAGAATCAGCGTGTGTGCGGCACGACCGAGGAAGTAGGCCGGGCGGTCCTTGTCCTTGGCCAGGCCGGTCTGCTTCCACTGGTACAGCAGCGGGCAGCGCCGGAAGTCGGCCAGGCGATGGCTGGTCAGGTAGTCCTTCGTCGCCGCGTGGTACGACTCGGCGGGTTCAAAGATGAACTGGTTAGGTAGGGAGGTGGGAATCATGCCGACACCTCCTCGCCGCGCATCGGCAGCCACGTCATGCTCGGGTTGCCGGTGACGGTGCAGCGGCGCACCGGCCCGGTCTTCACCTGGCGGGCCTTACGCAGCTCCGGCAACCGGCGAGAGGGAACGTGACGCTCCAACCCCGTCGCCACTGCGATCTCGGCGGCGGTCTGACCGGGCTTCTTCCACACTTCCAACAGACAGGTTTGCCGCTGCGAAGCGGCGCGGCCGCTGGCTTCGACTTCCTCAGCGGCCTGGTGCGACGTGACCGGATCGTCTCTTCGTGCCAGTGCATGCATCAGCGGTTCTCCAACGGGTTCGGGTTCGTGTGATGCGGATCGCTCGTGATCCGCGACGCGGACACCCGTTGTTTGCCGC